ATACTCTTCAACTATTCTTTGGTTTTCTGCTACTATTCGATCACGTTCCCTCTCTCGCTCTGATTTCGTATCAGGAATAAAATTATTTACATTTACCGCACTTCCCGTTTGTCCACTTCTTCCTGCAATGGCTCTAACTAAATTTTGTCTATTTGCTAATTCCATCATTGGATTTCTTGACATTGATGGTGCAAATTGAGTTTTAATTTGTGGATCAGAAAAACCATATTTTTGATATAAATCTCTTAACCCACCAGGCTTTCTCATCGCTTGATTAATTTCTCTATTGGCTTCGTTTACTGCTATGTTTTGTGCAAGTGACTGTTGCATTCTAGGGTCCACCATACTAACCCCACCCTGCTGAAGTAATTGTCTTGCTATTTGTGATCTAGTTATTGCCATAGGTAAAAATACTATATTTATTGCTCCTTTACAACTTAGAATCACCGCCCAAAGGCAATGCTTCTACTGTTATTTTAACATCTCTTCTTAGATGTTCTGATTTAGTGTCTGTATTTGGGTCGTTTACATCGGCCATAGCCTCTGCATCAGACATATATTCTTTACCTGTTACGGTATTGGTAAGAGTTACCTCACTCTGAGGCGTAATAATAGGCACTCTTTTACCGTTAATTTCTTCGTATCTTAGTGATGCTTCTTGTTCAATAAATGGCATTATGTCCTCGTTATTTGTAATACTGAAGCTGTCATCTTTATAACACCAGTAGTTGCAGCTTGCATCTTTAGTATATCACCTTCTTCTAAAATTAAAATATTATTAAAAGTCAACATATCCGCACTATCACTAGCATTTACAACGTTTGTGCTAAACTCAAAATCAGTGCTAGTAGAGCTATCTCTAACTTTTGTCGTAACCGTTAGAGCAGATCCATGAGTGTTAAATAATCTTATGGTTTTAATAATAGACGTAGTAGCTGTAGGTGACGTATACATATTTACATCAGACCCAGCTGAACTAATTGTTGCTTGTATATTTTTATAAACATTTGCCATTACGATAAAAAGAAATTAAATCTTTGTTGCTCCTCTTTTTCTGTTTCTAAAAATGTTGAATTAAGTTGTTCTACAACAGTAGTCAAAGCTCTATTAATTTGTTTTTGGTTAGAGATGTCATACTCTTGTTTTGGTTCGGGTAATCGTACTACTATCTTTGCCATTATCTTCTACCATCCTGTTGTAAGTCTAGTGTAATTGTACCAAATCTCCATGATTGACTAGCACCATCATTTTCTATTTTAATATTTGCGTATCGCCCTCTAGTTCTTGTATCTATTTTATTTGTAGATGACGAAACTGTAAACGGACTTAATGTAGTTGCACTATCTGATTGTTGTGGAAATCTTTTTACAGACATTGTAATTTTAGAATCACCTTGTAAATTTTTAAAGTCTGGTAATATTCTTCTCATAAATAAAAAGAACTGACCTGCTGTGCCTTGTATATCTAAATCAAAATCAAATGATTTTATATTTGATGCAACAATCGTGGTTGTTCCATCAGGGTTTATTTGATCAGTTCCTATTTCATGTTCAAATAAAGTAGTTTGTCCTAATCCTGATACACCAACTATTGTAGGAAAAGTACCCTCTGCAGTAGAATCAAATTTAGTTCCAAAAGGTTTTGGATAAATTGTTCCATCTATCCAACTTGTTCTAGCCTCCGTTCCAATATACCAGATAGGAAGTTGTGGGCCACTTTCACCATAATTATAAACCACATACTGATTATTATAACTTGATGAAGTGGTAGGGTAATACCAAGTTACTTCACCAAAAAGATTGTTTAGTCCAGCATTTACTTGTTGACCTTTTGTAATATCTAATTGATCAAACACATAATCTTCAACAGAACACGTTAACGTTTTAACTGTACCATCATATAAAAAGAAACCATTAGGACTCATCCAATATGCAACACCATCTACTTCAACCGCAGCATTTTTACCTATGAGTCCACAGTTTGTACCCACTTGTTCAAAACCAAATGTAAAAGGAGCACCAACAAATTTCATAGTATACAAAGCATTGTCGGTCCAAATCAAAATAGTTTCTTTAGCTTTTAAAGATCCAATAATTCTACTACCATCTTGCAGCCTTTGTGTTCCTGCAGCGTTAGTTACAGAAGGTGTATAAGTATTTATATCTTCTTGGTCAGAAAATCTTATGAACATATCATCTTGCGTTGTAGGATCACCTATCGTTGTTTCTGTTCCAAGATGAATTAAGTGTCTTGTTGTTGGTGATATCAAACTAGCTCTTGTTGCAGTAGGGTTGTTACCTGTTGCAAAACCAGAAGTAGTTGTTGCAGCTCTTGTTGTTAAAGGTAGTGTGCCTCCTGCATCCCAAGTAAATGTTTTACCATTAGCAATTGTTGCTACTAATACTTGTCCAAAATTATCTAGTGACCAAAGCCCTGGTTCTAGTTGCACCGTCGATGCAACTGTTGCTTCACCCCAATCAGAAAAATTTGTGGCATCTGTTACAGCTGTCCCATCTGAGTGAGCAGCTTTGCTTGTTCCATTTACCTCTCTTACAATAGATTGTAAGTTAGCACCTGCAATAGATGCATAAGATATTAATTCTTCCTCTACTAAAATTCTACCTGCAGAGCTAAAGTTTGTTGTTGAAGCTAATGTAATATTTGTTCCAGATCCACCTGTACCATTTGTATCATTTAATAGTGCACCGTTTAAAGTTGATGTTGCAGCACCAGCGATAGATCCTTGCCACTCAGATATACCCCAACCATAACCGTAAGATTGTGCGGCTGGACCAATTCTAACATAAGGTGCAATATCTATGCTGCCACCAGGGCCAGCGTTTGCCGGTGTACCCGATGTTGTGACTGTTACTTGAAACTGTGTAGCATTTAAAACATTTGTAACTTGAAATTTTTTATCATCAAAATCAGATGTAGAATAACCACTGCTGCCTGGTAACGTGGTGTCATCTAAAAATACAATATCACCAGGTTCTAAACCATGTGCAGTGCTACTTGTAATTGTTACTAAACTAGAGCCTGAAAATGTTTGTATAGTTGCATTTGTTATTTGAGTGTCTAGTGGTGTAATATCATAAAGCTGACCTTCAAAATATAATAATAAAAGTTTATCTGTTCCGATGGCCACGTATCGGTTTCCATCTAAATCTACAAACGGAAACATTTTTCTGGCCACACCAACAATAGTATCCGTGACTAAGGAAGACCAACCACCTACTTTTTCTGGTAACTGATATCTAAATCTTACATTATCACAATCAACCCAACGTCCCTCTGCTCCAACGGTTGTATTCTGTTTATCTATTCCAGGTAAAAATTTAACTCGTGTAAGAGGCATAATTCATCCTCCTATGCTGTGTTTGTCTTATACGCCCAGCCACGAGTTGAATCAACATACACTAAAGTTATGGCTTGACCATTTGTTGACAAAATTAAGTTAGCGCCAGATCCATTTATGTTGTGACCGTTTCTAGCAATCGTTAAATTATTAGATTGAAAAGTTCCTCGAGCATCTACTATTGTTAATTCATCTCCGGTTGCAGCTGATGTAGGTAATGTAATTGAAATACCTGCAGTTGTAGTGTTTGTTAAAAGTTGATCACCAGCAACAGCTGTATAAGAAGTTACAGAAGCTGAGTTTATAGTTCCATAACCTTTAGATAATAATCCTAATTTCATATTCGTGCCATCTGATACAACTGCAACAGACGCACCTATTGGTATAGGGACACTAGTTCCACTAGCTGTAGCAACAGATAAAGAATAGAGTGAAGACGAAGCTCCTCTAGTTGTAGAGTCTTTTACTATAATAGATCTCTCTGCACCGCTAGGCATTGTTAAAGTTCTATTAGCAGTTAAGGTCCCTGTTAATTCATAAAAAGCATTTTTACCGTCCGAAGTAGCACCATTAGTTAAGGTAAGTGTAACGTCCCCAGAGGCCATGGATTGACTTAAATATCCTGTAGCTGATTGTTCTAATATTTGTAAATTTGTATTTGTTATTGTGCCCCATAGACCAGCTTTTTCACCGGTTGCTATAAGTTCTAATTTTGTATCTGTAGAAAAACTTGATGCCATATTAATAAGGTTCTATTGGTGTCCAGACCATTGTTGCGCCTGGCACTATTCCACTCCATGTTATAGCTGTAGCGTCCTTTGTATCTAGTGTTAAACCACTACCAGTAACGTCTACATTTGCTGCTGCAGTCACTGTAACAGTACCCGTGGCCATAGTCAATGCGTTTCCAGAGACCGACATATTGGCATCTGCTGAAACTGTAACTGTTCCGGTAGCCAAGGTTAGTGGGCTACCTGTAGGGCTTAAATTAGCTTGTCCAGTTATAGATAAAGTACCAAAACCAAGTGTTAATGGGTTTGCTGTAGCATCCTCTGTAACAGCAGAGGCTACAATGCCGACACTACCTATCGTCATTGTTAACGATGTCTTAGTAACCGTAATAGTTACATTTCTATCCTCACCTGCTGTTGCAAACGGAAACTCTGAAAATGCACTTAATCCTAACATAATTTATCCTTAAACAGGAGAGAGTGTGGTGTTATGGTGGTGACACTCTCTCCAGTCTAAGGATATATCACTTTTTAAACCATGAGGGTAGCCCTAAATGTGGTCTTCCATCAAAGATATTTGAAGTCTTATATTCAGAGTTTTCATCGTTATAGTGTAGAAATACTTGAGCACAATTTTCACCTTGAAACTCTTCTCTCCAATGCTCTAATTCAATACCTCTATAAACCAACATATCACCAGGTTTTAGATTTACTCTAACACCTTTATTATTACTTCTTGTAGTTATACCCTTTTTACCACCTAGGTGCTCTGGCTTACCTACATTTTTTCTAGGTTCTAAATATATAGGCCAAGGATCTCCACCTAAATTTATCGTGGTAGATATCTCACAACTTGGTCTATCTTTATGTCTATCTAATATATCACCTGTTTTATATATTCTAGCATAAGAATAAGTTGGATTTAATTTTAACCCTGTTTTCTTTTCCATAATTGGTTGTGTTCTAAGCAATAAAGTTTCCATGGCTATATCTGCATAATGAGAATATGTGTTTGGAACTTGTTGGTCTGCCCACGTTCCCCACTCTTCCGTAAATTCTGATATATATCTTTTATCAAACAAAGTTCTTGCAACTTGTCTTTTCATTAAAAAATAATTATAAACAAAATTAGCTATGTCTTTTGGGACTGCCTCTTTAATTACACAATATTTATTTTTTTTGAAGCTCATTTTTCATACTCCTCTCTTTTGATATAGATGTTTCTACTGCTTTTATATTGAAGTGCACAAACCTAAAAGGTT